TGCTATGCCCGATGGTTCGTTCCCTATCAAAAATGCAGAAGATTTGAAGAACGCAATTCGCCTCGCTGGAAATGGGAAGAACCCAAAGGCAGCGAAGAAGCATATCAAGCGCCGAGCGGCTGCACTTGGACTCACGGGCAGTTTGCCCGAAAGCTGGGGCAAAGGCAAGAAAGAGGCGAAGAAGCTGGCCAAGGCAACATTTGTTGCTGAGAGTTTGCCTCCTGATCCGGCGAGTTTCTTAACCTTGGGCAAAACAGCTTCGCCCGCGCCAGATGATCCCTTCGTGCTCCGCAAAGGCATGGGCACGGTTGCTTCGCTGTCATACAGCTTCGACAGCATCCGTGACGCCCAACGGCGCTTGTTGATGGAAGCCAAGCGCGAAGGCGGCGATATGAAAGACAAAGGGCTGTCGACCAAACTTGGTTCGATAGCAAAGGATCTTGCCGATGTGATCGGCCAGAAAGCCCTACATGAGGGCGGTGAAGCGTTGGACATGTCCGACGGAGACGACGCGTTTATTGTTGAAATGTTCGGAGAGGGTATCGCTATGGACAAAGTTATGAACACGGCCAGTGGTGATCCCCTGACCGATGCAATGGCACTGTTGATGAAAAGGGCGGCTACGCCAAGCCGCGCACAGCGCATGGAGATGGCGGCGGATAATGTGAAGAAGAGTCGAAAGGCAGCTAAGGCTGCTCGTGAGGCAATCGAGGATTGCCACAAGATGCTCAAGGCGTCGTATATGGCCAAAGCGGCCAAGAAGGACGGTAAGAGCGGCGACGACGGCGAATTTGACCACGCTGGCGCGATGGAGAAGCTGCAGAAAGCCTTTGGCGAGGTTGAGAAGGCCCGTATGTTCGGCAAAGCCGCCGCAGGTCAAATTGCCAAAGCCGTGGGGCGTAGCGGCGAACGGGGCCAGGAAGCCGGGGATCCCGAAGCTGGGTTCTACGAAGTCCCTGCTGGTGTGAAGGATCTAACGCCAGCGGCGATGGCCGGTGCAGCCCCAGGTACGAGCGGAGGTGGATCGACGCCCCCAGCGTATCCTGCCGACGGCAGTGTTTATCCAGGCAAAGCCGCCGGCGGTGGCAATGATCTGCACAAATATGCTGATAAGAACGGCATGGTGCCAGCGCATGTAGCCGAGTTGGCTATGAAGGCCGCAGCGGCCGAAAGCCAACTGGAAGTCTTTCGCAACATGCCTGCTGGAGGCGGACGCAAACCTTACGGGTTCGACATGACGAAGGTCATGGGCAACGGTGATGCCGTTGGCAACAACGATATGCGAAAGGCCCTCTTTGCCGATGTTGACGTAGGTGCCATTGGTTCCGGTGATGAAATGCGCCACACCGCGGCGACAGCCAAGGTCATCGGCAACTTGCTCAGTTCGGCTCAGCACGGCAAGAGTATTCTTGATCCGAGTTTTCGGGGAATGGCAGGTAACAAATAAGGTATATAAGGTAGACACTGTCTAACCTATATATCAACAAAACCAGGAGTAATGCGAGATGAGTGGTCGCTATGAAAACGTCCAGTTCACTGGACCGAGTGGCATCGGCAACGAATTTGTCAATGCCCTATTGAACGATGAGCGGTTCGTCACGAATATGTCGAAACGCCTCGGCACGTTGACCAAGGCAGACACGATCCAACAGGCAACGAACCTGTTGTGGTACGATCTGGCCCCCGTTGTGCAGATGCTTTATCCGTACCGCGAATTGATCCCTCGGATCTCGCGTCTGCCTCGCGTTCCTGGTGATGGCGGCAATGCGTTCCGCTGGAAGCGCATCACAGGCATCAACGTCAACGGTGCAAGCTCGGGCGTTAGCGAAGGCAATCGTGGTGCGCGTATTGCGATTGCTGAGCAGGACCTCGTGGCGGCGTTTAAGACGCTAGGTTTTGAGTCCAGCGTGACGTTTGAGGCACGGCTGGGCGCACGCAACTTGACACCAGAGGCCCTTGGCATCAGTGTGCAATCCTCGCTGCGCAGCTTGATGATTGATGAGGAGAAAATTCTCATCAATGCCGACAGCAGTGTGCCACTTGGCACTACGCCGACTCCGTCGCTTGTCGCTGGGGCCGTGACGGGCTACACCGGTTCGTTCAGCAGTGGCACGGTCTATGTAGTCTGTGTCGCTCTCACGGGTATGGGGTATCTGGGCTATTCTCCGTTCAACAGTGTGTCAAACCTCGGCGGCGTTGTTGGTCAGGTCACGAAGATCAACGCCGATAATAGCGTCGATACCTTCGGCGGCGGCAGTGCACAACCGAGTGCTGAGACGTCGACAAGCACAACCGGCACGCAATGCGTTACGGCAACGGTAACGCCAGTCAGCGGCGCGTTTGCGTATGCCTGGTTCGTCGGCTCTGCCACCGGGGCTGAGTATCTCGCTGGTATTACGCCTAGCAACCAGGCGATTTTGACGAAATACCCAGCGGCGACAAACCAGCCAATCGGCAACCTGAAAGTCGGTGCCAGTTATGCTGACAACAGCACCGATCAACTTGTGCCCGATGGTGTGCTCACGCAGGTCTTTGGCACTGTTACGGGACCTTCGCCCGGCCAAACGATGTCGACGAACCCGATCCTGCCATCGGGTATCAGCTTCAGCCCTGGCGGTAGCATCATTTACACGATGCCAGCCGGCAACACAGGGCTGACGCTTGCTGGCAGCAACTTTGCTGAAATCGACGCGGTGTTGCGTGCAGCATACGATCAGTATAAGATTGGGTTTGACCGGATCTTGATTAGCGCTGCGGATGTGTTGGACTCCTTCGGTGCTATGCTCGGTCAAGGCTCCAACGCAAACGGCTTCCGCATGTTGTTCGATGCGGATCAGGAAACTGGGCGAATTGTGGCTGGTCGGCGGGTTACGTCGTATCTGAACAAGTTCTTCAACAACACGCTTGATGTTGAAGTGCATCCGTATGTTCCGCCGGGTTGCATCTTGTTCTGGTCGGACCGTTCGCCATATGAACTTAGTGGGGTGGCGAATTTGCTGGAGGCCAGGGTTCGCCAGGACTACTACCAGATACAGTGGCCCTGGAAGAGCAGACGCTACGAATACGGCGTGTATGTGGACGAAACGTTCCCGATCTACTTCACGCCAGCCTTCGCAGCTATAATCAATAAAAATCCGACAACGGGTAGCTTTGCTTTTTAACCCCAGGTTTGGAAGTTCTTTTTAATTCTGAAACCTGAAACTCGGAAAAATAAACAATGGCCGGACTTTGTCAAGAATGCACGGGCTGTTGCATCGTGTTCGAGGTCAAGGAGGTTGGTAAGGCTTTCGGAGAGCCTTGCCAACACCTTGGTCCAACTGCCGTAGGCGGCCAGGGCTGTCGGATATACGAAGACCGGCCTGATGCTTGCAAACGCTTCGTTTGTCTCTGGCTCGACTCACAACGCAGACCGGAAGTCGAAACCTTCCCAGAACATATGCGACCAGACGTGACCAAAGTCGTGCTTGGCTGGCCATACGGTCTTGATCGCGAAACACTCTTCGTATATCCATACCCGGGCTACGAGGACAATTGGAAAAAGCCGCCGGTTAGTTTGTATTTGCAGCGAATTTTGCAAAGGGGTGCAAAAGTCGTCGTTGTAGCTGGGCGGCAACGGATTGCCATAAAGGGGGATATGGCATTCGTGGGGAATGAGGACGAATTCGAGGACATACTGAAGTAAGGAAACAATGCAATGTGGTTTATCTTTCCCGTAGGTGCAACGTCCATCACGGTGGAGCAACAGCCGTTTAAGGTTGAGATTGAGGATGCTGAAGGCCGAGGTTACTTTCGGGCTCCGGATCACTTCGCGCCTCAGATTTTGGCCATAGCGGGCTTCGGCCGAGCTTCTCCGCCGGAGGGCGCACCAGAGGATTTGCCGCCGAGCGTGGGTGGCCAGAACGAGCCTGTTAAGGTTCTTGTAGGCGAAATCGAGGGGCTTAAACTCGAAGTGCAGCGATTGACCGAGGATGCTAATTCAGTCAAAGCAGCAAATGCAGCGTTGCGCACTGAGAACGCCGAACTCACGCGCAAACTTGACATCGCTGAAAATCGGGTGAAGGATCTGGAGGACGAGCTTGATGATACGGGGCACAAAGTGCCTGAGTTAGCGGCTGCCGGAGCATCTGCGAAGGCAAAATGACCCTACTTGCCGGTGATCTGACTACATACGCCCGGGCAGCGAATTGGATCATTGATCCGCTGCCCGGTTCTAACCCGCTCATGCAGCAGTTGATCACGTCGATGTCAGCGATGATCCATAGCAAGCTGAACCGGGCGCGGTTGTATAGTCAGACGTTCACGCGGGTCTTCGACGGAGTCGGCAACATGCAGCTTATGTTGCCTGATTATCCTGTTACGAGTGTGATTTCGGTCCAAGTGCAGCAAAGCCTGATACCTCAGCGGGTGTTGGTGCCACAGGGCACAACGCAACCTGCAAATACATCGCAAGGTTATGGTTGGTCACTTGTGCCGTGGGCTGGGAACCTGCCCGGTGATCCAGCTATGCTTGAGTTCGTCAATGGTTATTTTCCCTTGGGGGCTCAGAACATTGCCGTGACGTATCAAGCAGGTTACTTGATACAGGGCGAAGCTTGGACCGTACCTGCTACTCCGTTTGAGGTTACTGTGCAGCAGCCGCAAGGTTGTTGGTGTCGAGACAACGGTGTAGTTTATGCCGAAACAGGTATAGCACTCGCGCCTGTTACGGCTATAACCGCAGCAGGGCAGTATATACCACCGACAGATGCAGCACCAGGTCTGTATACCTTTGGCGCTGCTGATGTTGGCGCAGCCGTGCTTATCTCGTATTCTTTCATCCCCGCTGATCTCGAAGAGGCGACTATTCAGATGATCGCCGAGCGGTTGGGTTATCGCAGCCGTATTGGACAGTTGAGCAAGTCGCTCGGTGGACAGGAAACAATTAGTTACTTGCGTGGTGGGCGTGGCAAGAGTCCAATTCCGGGACTGCCGCCAGAGGTTGCCGATATGGTCTGGCCATACGTATCGGTCATACCACCCGCGATTGGAGCCCCGGTTTAGATGATTACCATCGATTTCCAATACGACGGTGGGTTAGACGGCCTAGAGGACAAGATTAGAGACGCAATTGCAACAAAACTAACCGCGCTGACGCAACTGATGCACGACAAGGTTGTTGAGAACGTCTCGGGCAAGATATTGCAGCGCCGCACGGGCGAACTCGCCAGGTCAATCCAGCAACGGGTTGACAGCAGTGCTGAGCCTATGATTGGCGAGGTTTTTGTGGAACCGGCTTCGCCTAAGGCTTGGGCGCTGGAGCGGGGTGGGGAGGAAAGTTATCCGATTGTACCAGTTCGTGCAACGGTGTTGAGTTGGATTGGCAAAGACGGAGCCAAGGTGTTTGCGCGAAGTGTGAACCACCCGCCGTCTAAGGAGTTTGCTTATTTGCGCCTAGCGCTTGAGGACATGGAAACGCTTGTGCCAGAGGGCTTTCAGCAAGCCCTACAGAGCGTGGTAGAGCGCTGATATGCCACTAGAGACCCGAGCTCAGGTCATAACGGCAATATTAGCCAAAATAAACGGCATGACGTTTGGCACACCGATCAACAATGCGACGACATGGGTAACAGGGCCAAGTGATTTAGTAAACCCAACCGTGGCGGCGAAGCTGCGTCTTTGGGGCGATGTTGACCCATCACAACAACCGGCCGTGTTTTTGGTCGAACACACGGAACGAGACGAATACCATGGCCTCGGCGTATTGCGCCGTAGACTACAGTTTCGGATGTATTGCTATTCGCGCAGTGACAACACCCCAGGGGGTCCGCAACTCAATGCGATGTTGGAAGCATTTGAGGCTGCGTTACTGAAGCCGGACAACTATAGCACAAATTGCAACACGCTGGGCGGGCTTGTTTATTGGACGCGGATTGAGGGGCAGATTTTCAAAGATCCTGGCGATATAGACAACCAAACTCTGATGGTTGTGCCACTCGTCGTTGAGATGCCGTAGGCGCCGATGGAAGTGTGGAGAATAGATATATCGGGTAGACAATGTCTAATCTATATACCTATTCCAAATCCACCAAGCGCCGAAATCGGCTTAGAGCTATTGCTCGCAGCCTTCGGCGCTACACTAACCCGAACGGATGATCTTGTGCCATGTTTCGACATGGATGAGATGAAACGGCGTAACATGCAGATAAAGAAAGGACCGACGCGATGCAGTTGATCTTCGGCATAGGTGCTCTCTGGGGCACTCGCACGGACGTGGCCAATGTTGGTCCCGACCAGTTCGCCGTGTTGCAGGACAACACGATCGACTTTACGTTTGAGTTGAAGGAACTCTATTCGCAACTCGGATTTCCGATCGACATCGCCCGCGGCAAAGGCAAGATCACGGGCAAAGCCAAAGCGGCGCGAGTTTTTGCCAATCTCTACGCAGATATTTTCTTCGGCAGTACGGTTACACCGGCGTCGGAAAGTAATGTCAGCGAAAACGAAACACACACGATTGCGACGACAACGGTCACTGTTACCAGCGCTACGTCGTTCGTCTCGGATCTCGGTGTATTCTACAACGCCCAGGGCAATCTGCGGTTTCAGTATGTGACCGGAGCGCCGTCGGCTACTGGGACATATAGCACAGGGACGAACGGGGTTTACACGTTCTTCAGTGGCGATATCGGTGCCTCAGTTGCGATCAGCTACGTCTTCACCGATGCTAGTGGCAAGACCATTACAATCACGAACAACTTCATGGGCTACACGCCCACGTTTGCCGCAACGTTCTACCAGCAACGCAATACGCAAGGCAGCACAGGACAGCTCACGCTGCGTTTGAACGAATGCGTTAGCTCACAGCTAAGCATTCCGAGCAAAATCGACGACTATGCTATACCGGATCTCAACTTCTCTGCGTTCTCGAACTACTCCAACCAGATCGGGACGTTGTCAATCTCGGAGTAAACACTTATGTATGCCGGAACTAAGATAACAATTGGTGACGAAGTTTACGAAGTGCCTGCGCTGTCATTGGGGATGCTGCGCAACGGCACGCTTGACTTGCTCAAAGAACACGATTTGATTTTCCAGGAGCCCGGGCGGTGGTTTGATGCCGTTGATATCCGGGCCAAGGTGATCTTGGCGTGTATCAGACGGAACTATCCGGATTTCTCAGAAGAGAAGCTGATGGATTGGCTTGATTTGAAGAACATCGCGGCGTTGTGGAGCGTGATTATGGGTGCAAGCGGCTTCACGCTGGGGGAAGCGCCAGCGGCGAACGAAGGAGCGAATGGGACCTCCGACCCATCTACGCCAGCCTCGCCGCCGCTTACAGCTGGACCT